TCCCGATTCCTGTCATTGACACACCTATAAGAGCGTCTTTCTCTGTTGTTTCTTTCCATGTTTCTCTAAGATAGTGGAAGTCAGTATATCCAGCTTGTAACGTTCCTATGAACGCTGCAGCTTTAACTCTGTTATTAAAATCATCTTGATCTTTAACATCTGATACATTAACTTCACAAAGGTTACAGAACTGAAAAGGCCTTAGTGCTATCTCACAACAAGGATTAGTTCCCCAATCTTTATCGTTATTAAGATATATACCAGGCTCTCCAGCTCCAGATAATTCAACTCGTTTCCATAAATCCATAAAAAACTCTTTAGTTATCTTATGTCTCATTAAAACAGCTGAGTTGTTTGATCTACCTCTTTGTGGATTAGTTTCCCACCAATTACCGGACTTACAAGATATCATATCATCGTCAGTAGCAGTAAACAAACTTATTAATGCAGCTCGTCTAATTCCACCAGCTAATACAGCATCAGCTATATGACATATGATATCATGTACTTCCAATGATGTTAACACTGATCCATCTTCCTTTGCTTCTAAAATACCTTCAACTTTTATTAAACATTCTTTCAGAGGCTGTGGACCAGGTGCTTTACCACCTGATGTCACTAGCCTAGCACCTTTAGGTCTGATGTCAGTATAATCAAATACTATTCTTGAAGCTCTTTTCTCTCCAAGATAAGATCTAATTAATACTTTTACCGCATCAGACCAGCCTTCAATTGAATCACCTATAACAAAGCGTCTAGATCTTCCTTTAAACGGTTTCATTACGAAAGGTAATTTCTTTATATGGTGCTGTTGAACTGAATATCCAACTCCACATCCTGATAACAATAGAAACATTATCTCGTTGAACGCATCTAAGCTATCAACTGGTAGGTAAGAACAATTATATAGTCTATTAGGAGATATTTCAATTGGCTTTCCAGCAAATTGTAAACTTCTCATAGATGGTAAAATCTTTTTAGCATATACATAACTATATGCTTTTCTTATTTCTACTTCCAACTTTGGGTATTTCTTAATATGCATTGCTATATTTCTATCTACTAATTCATTCCAAGTTTCTCTACGATTTAACTCAGGAACATACTTAGCATATTTCATATGAACAGTGATATCAGATAAAATGTTACTATTAATTTCTTTCATTATTTTCTCTTCTTACTTTTAAATGTTGTTAAACAAAAATCTACTAATGGTATATATATTACGTGATTTTGTTGATTACGTTCGGTATATGTCCTCATTCCAAAAAGTATACCAGGGTAAAACCCTATGCTAAATTCCCAATTCATATTATTTATTTTTAGTTATTAACTCTATTACCCGATCACACTCTTTCTGGTTTTGAGGCTTATATAAAGTTACATGCGGTCGTTGTTTATTAATCATTCTCTTAAACAGTTTCCATCTCATTGGAAAACTTTCGTTAGCTCGACCTTTACACTCTATTATAAACTTACTATTAACAAAGTCTGGTGTATATCGTATTGGTAATATCTTTTTATCTCCTCTGTTTTTAAACTCTCCTTTACCGTTAGATTGTCTTTCATAACTGGTAGTATCAAATTCAAAACCATCTATTAAAGTAAATGTTTCACCTTCATAATCAGCTTTTATTTTTGCTTTTCTTAAGGCAAGGTACATATACTTTTCAAGACCAGAGGCAAAGGTTATGCCGTCACACATAACCTTTTTAGACCTAACTGGTCCTCTTTTTTTAGCTTTCTTTCTGTATTTCATTTAATAATTGTTCTTTAAGTTCTTCTTGAGCGGTCTGTATATACAAAATCGCATCCATTAGTTCTTCTTGAATATCAACTAAATACTTCATTAAACCTTTCATTTTTGTTGTTCTCTCTTCATCAAGAGTCGTACCGTATTTAGCGTAGCCAGCGTCTGAACGCTCTTTAAACTTATCTACAACACGTTTTACAACAGGATCTCTAAACTCAACTCCGTTAGAGCTAAAACCCTTAGCATTCATTATTTCTCTATCGCTCATATTAATCTTTTACAAATGTTCCATTTTTCATTTTACCAGTTCTATTACTAATTTCGTTCCAAGCTGATTCAACACATTCTTCTATTGTCAAACCACATAGCTCAGCTAAATTAGTTAGCACAACAACCATATCACCGATACCATCTTTTATTTCAGGTAAATCTTCTTTTAATATAGCTCTACCAACTTCACCAGCTTCTTCCATTAGTTTAATATATTGAGTTTTAGGATCTCCACCGTCATATATACCGCGTTTATCTGCCCACTCTCTAATCATATCGAAATAGAATACAACTTCATCATCAGTTGCTAGTTCTTGTGGAAACGGTAATTGATCTTTTCTATTATCTAAATATCTAGCCATAGCTTTATTATAAACATAACATCGATCATTATTAAACATAGATGTCTTAGCATTTTTTTCTATCCACATTGCTAAATCGTCATCTAAATAAACTTGACCATGCTCAGTCTCCCATTGCATTTCAAGATTGTCCATTAACCTACCTTTTAGCTTGTTAACGGGACACGGAAACGTAGTAGTTTGTTCCGTAACGTTTATCTTCATATTTTTTAATTTTAAATTAACACTCAGTTCATTATATGGTTTTAGATCAACTCTATAACCATAACTTTTTTGAAGCTCTATCTCACGCTTAGATATATAATCTATATCATCAGATGATTCAAGAACTTCATACTCACCTACCTCGTAACCTTGTTGACATTCAACTCTATTGTATAAGTCGTTTGTAACACCGATCTTTTTTCCTGGTATGTGGTATATTACATATTTATTATCTATCATAGCTTTTCAATTATATTATCGTAAAGATGTAAGTTGTGTGCAAAATGATAATAACTACCTATTAACAAACCTGTCTTCATAGCAACTAATTCCTGTAATTTAGAAAAACAGTATTGATCGTTACAAAAACCGTACCATAGATCGTTAGAACGCATTGTAACACACATATTAAGCTTTTGTCCTATGATTGTAAACTGTACAGCATAGGTACAAGGTGTATCATTATCATACATATAACCTTCTTTACGATCGTATATAGATATAGCAGCTTGTCTAGTCTTAGGATTATGCTTTAATAAATCTACAACATAATCTAGTTGGTCATTTCTTTCCCATTGCCAACCATAATTAGAATTAACACAGCCACTTTCATCAGCCATACGTTTCCATATTTCAGGTACTTTACCATATAATTCACCTAGCTTTTCTATGTTATTGTCGCCAGACAAATACCATTGCCACTCAGCTTCAGCATAATCCCATTTCCAATCACGATCTTTATCTTTGATTAAATTATCCATTGGGTTTTGTATATAAAAACCTACATTAAATAGAGCGCTAGTGTCATCAAACTGAACACCATTGTCTATTATGTATTTTTTATAATACTTAAAAGCTTCATTTGCATTTTTAAACTTATTCTTCATCTTTTTTATATTTATTATAATAGTAATCACAGTATTCATACACTTTGTGCATGATGCTTTCTGCTTCATATTTAGCAGGATCAGTATTAACCTTACCGTTCATTCTGATTTGTACTGTCCATTTGCCATAGTTATCACCCCACAAAGGAACAGGTCCAATTACTATCCCATTGCCAATACACCAATTATATGATTTTAACTCATCATCGTGTCTAGAATGTTTTGGATATGTTCCGTGTGCAGCTTTTAGCTTTCCCATGGTAATGCTCCAACTTCAGCTGTATCAGTTACTAACGGTATATAACTACCTGATTTTGGTTCCCAATTAAAATGAGCTTCAGCTTGATTTTCACCTAGATTTTGAAACTTAACTTTTAAGACTTTAACCTTAACTGTTTTAGCTTCATAATCCCTGTGAACTAATAAACCGTGGTAACTAGCATCATACCATTCACCACCACCTTTAATACTGTACATCGTTGGTTCTTCCATTTTACCTTCTTTATCTCTGTACATTTTAGTAGGGTGAGCTACAACCATGACTAACACATCATACTTTTTAGCAAATGTCTCGATCTTAGTTAAATACTCCATAGTATAACGATTAACGTCTTCAGTTTTACAGTCAACATCTCTAATCTTGTTAAAGGGATCAATGACTAAACATTTAATACCTTTACGTTTTACAAGCTCAGCGCCTTTACGTAACACATCTTCAAGTGTATATCTATCCATATCAATAAAGAAATAATTATCATTAATATGATTAGTAATTTGCTTCCACTTATCAGAACCAACATCATCCTTGGTTGGCAATCCTTCCCACGTTTTACGTATTAGCTTATGAGCATGTAGAAAATTAGGTTTGTTTTCAGGAGATGCATAAGCTGTCTTCCAACCATAATTCTTATTGTAACCTATACACATTTGGTCTACAAAATCTGATTTACCTGATGATGGTATACCTGTAACAGTTATAAACTGTGAAGTATATGTAGAAAATATTCTATCAAAATTCTCTAAACCAACCTGAAAGCCAGGTTTGAAACCATTGTGTACAAAATCTAATAATTCAGCTTCAATATCTTTAAGAGTTGAAACACCTTCTAACGGAACTTGTGTTGCAGTGGTTATTATCTTTCTAAGTTCTTCTGCTCCATGTTCTATTAAGAAGTCATTAGGGTCTTTATTGCCGTTAAAGTCTACTAAATAACAAACTTCAGCACCAAGACGTCTAATAAACTCATATCTTAAAGCTTGACCAGCCTCATCAGCATCGACTGCTAATATAATTTTTTCCTTGTCTTCAAAATAATCAATACAATTATCTAGATAATCTAGATTATTGCTGTTTAACGTGGCACCGTTAGGAACTGATATCACATTTTTAATTCCAGCTTCGTGTAATGCTAAAGCATCCATTTCACCTTCAGTGATAACGCACCAGTCATATCCTACAATACTGTTAATATTGTAGAATATCTTTTCAGCACCTTTGTATAGTTTAAAATTCTTTCGGCCATCTCTATACTTTACATTAATAAGTTCATCACCCATAATATAATTAAATTGTATAGTATTTTCTTTCTGTCCTGTTTGAGGCATAAACTCATCACCCGTTGTAACGTATAAATCGTCTAACGTTTGTTGAGATATACCTCTAGTTTTAAACCATTCAACAGCCTTGTCTTTAACTGGTTTGAATACTTCAACCGGTATTGGTTTTACATATTCTCTAGTTGCATTACCCTTACGTTGGTAAGTGTGTAATTGAAAACTAGTATCACAGTTATGACAAGTACCGAGACCACGTTCCCAATCATAAGAAGCACATTGTAGCTTCCTATTTTTAGGTTGTCTAGTATGAGAGCACAAAGGGCAAATGCCCTGAGTACTTCCAGGTTTTAGACTGTACTGATTGAACTTATCAATCAAGAATCCATTGATCTCTGTATTCTCAATATTCATTAAAATGGTAGATCTTCAGGTTGTGCAGGCGCTGGTGCTGCTGCCGCTGGTTGATTATCTCTTGGAGCAGGAGCAACATTGTCTCCATTTGTCCAAACTACTTTAGCATTACCTAAATACGTTTTAGCCACCTTAGCGTCTCTTTCGTCTTTAGTTTGCTCAACAACAACTGGACCTTGATTTCCGAATTGATCGACCTCATCGTTCAGTGTTATTGTTATTGGTAGGTACTTACCTTTCTTCCCTACAAATATTTTATCTTTCGGTATTTCAGAAAGATTTATAGAAGTTTTTATTATACTTGCCATATTAATATTTACTTATTTGATTAAACATTCTTGTTAATTGCTCTTTTGTAGCACTAGTATTTCGCCGCATATTATCTACAGCTTTAACGTTTTAGTTATTAAATATTGCTTACTGTCAAAATCATCTGTCTTATAAAACAGCTCGTACGCGTCAGTAGCTTTACGTACTTTATCTTCTCCAGAAGAATAAAAATCTGGAGAACAGTCGAACAAACCTATTTGTAATGTTTCTTTATCTATTACCATAAACAACATCTCATAACCAAATAGGCGACTATAGATATAAGCTTGACTATCATAGTTAAACTTAGTGGCTGACCATCTAAACCTATCAATATCACTAGTTGTCTTAAGATCTATTATAAGTCTTTCATCATGGTTAACTATATCTGCTTTACCTTTCCACATGTTTCCATGTATTTCAGTAACTCCTGGTATTTCGTATTCAACGGTACCAAGACCATCTATAAGTTCTCTGCATATTTGGTTATCCATAACAGCC